GTCTTTACAAAAGGCATAAGCGCTGGGTTAGATGCTACACCCATGAATTGCATCAAGCGTTGTGAGCGTACCTCATTAGCCATTAAACTTTCTGTGCCTGATGCCTTAACTTCTAGATCACCTTTTATTTCACTGTCAAAATCAAACTGCATATTGAATGAAAAGAAAGCTCTACCTATAGGGCCAATTAAATAATCATCTACATTCTTTACAACATTACGTATAGAGCCATTAGCAGCAGACATAAGCATAGAAATACCAGAAGCAGTACGCCCCACACCACTGACGCCAGTTTGACCATGTGCAAAACTTGGGAACCCCGTACTCTCATCAGCTAATACCCTTGCTTTATCAAATAGCTGCATGTTCTCGCCAGCTACATTAGGAAACTTGGTTCCAAAAATGCCTTGGCCTGGTGCACCACCTTGTCTACGAAATATCTTGCCAGGATAAACACTTAAGTCCTGTCCAGGAACTAAATTTGTCTCATCAACTTCAATGATTAAGTTACCAGAAAGTGCAGCATTATCAATAGCCATACGCATAAAACCATTCATTAATGTCTGCGTATCATCCATGTTTTCAGCTATACCTACACCAAAGAAGCTATATGGGTTAAGCTCATAGGGTACAGCATAGTAAGGAATACGTGCAGGTTTAAATGGGTTAAGCACTAATCGTAAAACTTTACCGTTACATACCCAAGCGTTAACACTAACTTGCTCTGAGTCTTTTAACTCTTTAGGTATAGTTACACCATTTTCTGCAAGTATATCTGTATCTACATAACCCCAGAACTCTAAAACTTCATATCTATACGGAGCAGAACTATATTGAGAGTCATCCTCCATATCTTGTTCCCAGTATTTCTTTTCGTAAGACTCACCTAAATTAATAGCTTCATCAATAGACTCACCCCTAAAGAAAGGTCTAGACTTTAAACCACGCATCTGTGATCGTGTCATACGATGACGCTCAACTACAAACTCAGCTTCATCCATGTTGTACGCATCAGGATCAGGATAAAAATTCCATATAGAAACGTGGCTAGTAGACGGCACAGTCTTAATAGTAGGGTTATAATCGCCTGACTCCATATCCCAATTAGGATACTCTTTGTCAATAGCAAACGGCCCTTTCATTATGCCAGTGCCAAAAAGTGCCATTTCAAAAGCTGTGTGACGTAACTGTTTATTAGCACCACTCTCTTCTAACTGATCGTGTATTTTCTTTTCCATCTTTTTAGCTGCGACCATAGCAGGATGAAATGTAACTGTGCTTTGAGTTGTACCTGGACCTTCTATAACTTTATCGCCCATCTGCTCTAGCTTATCTTCTAGAGGACCAAGACGCTTCATGCGGTCATACATTGTTTCGCCAGGTTTTAGTTTTTCATCAGGATCAAATAAAAACGAAACCCTTGGTTCTTTTCCAAAAGCCGATGATAATTCTTCTTGTGCTTGTTCTGCGTTAGGATCTATATTAATATGTACTGACTCCGCTACACCCTCTGGAAGAGTAGTAGGATTTACTGTAAGAGGAAAGCGTGAACTTCCAAACAACACATCTACAATCTGTCCATATGCAGCTAATGTTTTGGTTTTAGTGACTTTAACAAACACTCTAGACTTTTCAGTTTCAGTAAACTGAACATCAGGACCGTATAAGCCACGGTAGTTACGATACGCTCTAAGCCATCTGTTTTCGTCTGTGTATCTTGAGTCCTCTGCACGTTTAAATTTATCAGTTACAAAAGCTACCACACTACCTGCGTCTAGCTCATCTCCATCTTGAATAACAGATACCTCGTCTGTTTCAAAAAGTTCAGCTTGATCATTTTCATTTACTGCCATTATTAGTATCCAAATGTTGCGTCAGAAGCTTGAAACCCTGAACGTTGTGACACAGGATTAAAATCCCAAAGTGAACTACGTGGCCTTGTCATTATACCGTATCTTAATGCATCATATAAATGATCTTCTGCATTTGTATCTACATCCTCGTGGTTCTTTTTATCTACAGGTAAACCAGGAAGTTGTGCTATTGTATTGGTGCAGGAAGAAAAGAATACTAACCTTGGCTCATTAGTAAACTCATCTACCTGCAAACGGCGGTGAAGTTCGTTTTTACCTGCAACCCGTGAACCTCTAGAACGATCTGAGGGCCTCCACTTGCATCCCTTTGCGTTCATTTGTTCAGCCAAGGACGGTCCTGTGTCTCCACGTTTATGCCACAGGGAACTGTCTAACACGCCGTACCTGATACTACCGTCTTCATTTTCTGCTTCTAGTATCATATCCGCTAAATCTGTAGCTGTTACTTTAGAACAATATAACTCTCTATAAACTACAAGTTGTTCGCTTGGCGTGATAGTGAACCACAATACTCCTGTAAAACTACCATACCCATAATCACAAGCTCTAAATCTAGCCCAGCTACGGGGTATGCTGTATGGTTCTACTACGTGTATCTTTCTATTAAACTCAGGAAAGGCTGCACCTTCATTTACATCCCAGTTTCCTTCTAATAATTGCTTACGCTGATGTTCAGGTAATGATAGAAGCATAGCTTCATAGTCACCACTTTCAGCTAAATATGGATTATCAAAGAGACTAGCAGGTATGAACCTACGCTTAAACAGGGGTTGACCAGATTTACTATGCCCTTTGGGAAACTTCAACACCTCACTAGTCTCTATGTCCGTTGCCCAGAATGATGTATTAGGTTTAGCTGGGTCAATGAACATCTTCTTAACCCAAGCGTGTCCCAAACCACCTGGGTTTGTTGTGGCTCTCATATACAATCCTAAGTCAGGATTAGCACTACGTAAACGTGATCTCATGTAGTTCCACGCAAAAGGAGATGACCACTGTGTAAGTTCGTCAAAAGCTACGTAATTAAATGCCTGTCCTTGATATCTCATAACATCGGAGTCTCTGTCAAGATATGACATCCACAATGTACCACCTCTAGGTGTAGTCCACTGTGACTTTCTCTCTGACCACTTGATACCAGGTATGGCTTTAGGGTAAAGCTCCTGACTTTTTTGTATTAACTCTCTTAGTTCTTCAGTCGTATGACGTACAAGAAGACCACTAAAGTCTGAGTTGTTCATGTTTCGTAACGGGTCTGCTAGTGTGGCGTAACTCTTCCCGCCTCCTGCTGCTCCTCCATACAAAACTTCTCGTTCACTCGCAGCCAAAAACTCTGTCTGGGGTCCAGGATTAGGCTTAAAGACTACATTCTGTGCTTCTTGTACGTCATATGTGGCAGGTTTAACCTGCGCTGGGCTTTGTTTCGTCATCGTCCTCTTCGTAGGTGTAGTATCCAAATCTTTCTTTTTCGAGGATTTCGATCTGACGTAACGTTTTTTCGAGCCGCTTGGCATACTCGCGTTTAATCGTAGTAAGTCTTTTTCTTTTTCTTTCAACATCTATACGTTTTTTCAACCCATCATGTGTTATGTTTCTTCCAGATTGCGTAGTTAACCAAGCCGCAACCTGCCTTAAACTATATTGTTTTACGTGTTTTTTAGCTAGTTCAAGTAACTCTAACTCTTTAGGTATTGGGTTTAGCCAATTATTATCCTCTGGATCAACCTCATAACCAAAGGGTATATACCGACTTGTTCTTGGTATACGCTGCCAAAGTTTTACCTTAAAGGGTACTTTAGGCAACATCCAGTATTCATGTTGTAAAGGTCTTTCTCTTTTAACTTTGAGCTTCATCATCATTTTTAGGTGGTAGTATAAACAAACCACCTGGCGCATCTACGGATACTCGTTCTGTTTTAACTACACCAGCACGATCTAATATCTGCCCTGCAGCCATCATCTTTTCCTTAATGCCTAGCTGGGTAGGATCGTCCAAAGCACTGGCATACGCAACTGCAGCTTTAGGACCAACTCTTGACATATACGTTTTAGTTGCTTCAAATATCTCATCTTTTAATGCCTCCACTATTGTAGTAGTAGATGAGTTAACATTGTACCCTGCTAGTTTTTTAGCTTGCACAACATCACCACCTGCTTCCTCAAAAAGCACTTCTAAAAATCTAGCTTGGTTTTCTGTAAGCTTACGTGTCATGTTACTTTCCTGTAGGATCTAGTTTTTTTTGCGATCTTCTTAGGTTGAGCCACAAACTGCTTACCTGCCTTAGTGCCTTTTCGTTTAGCTCTGGTTGTAGCGGCGTACTCAGCATCGCTAAGAGACTTAATAGCTTTAGCAGGTAAATACCGCTCACCAGTTTTAGAACTAGGCTTCCCACTCTTTGTGCGCCAATCTTGCTTTGTCCATGACTTTAAACTTTTTTGAGATTTCTTTAAGGCCATCTAACAACAATCACACTCTGGATTACATTTATGATTTATTAACGAACACCATAGTCTTTTAAGATATCGTTTCATTTGTATCCTCCACCTGCTTTTTTATAAGCAGAAGCCAGCATTTGAGCTTTTCTTGCTGACCACTGCCCAGGTTTACCACCCTTGCTGCCAGCTTTTATTCTGGCAAACTGTCTTTTACGCATGGCTGGCTTAGTGTAGTTTCCAGCTTTATTTACTGTAGATTTAGCTTTAGCCATACGTTACACTCCTATTTACTATAAAACATACCAGACTTTCTATAGTCCTGTTTGCCGTTGTTAATTAAACCACCACGATTTTTAAAACCCATCTTATTACGTACTTCTGTAGGTAGTTTTTTTAGGCCTTTACCTTTATCTCCTGCAGGTGGTTCTTTTAATGCACCGCCTTCAGCCATACCTTTAGTTACAGGTAAATCTTTATCTTTATTCATTGTACTTTGAGGGGGAGTTCTTTGCAACTGTTGTGCATCCATCATACCTTGTTGACGTTGCATATCTGCTGCAGTAGGATTATACATAGGTTGTATTGGGTTTATAATACCACCTGTCTGTTTACGTTTTGCCATACCCTTTTCCACTCCCTTTATGGTTCCCTTATTACGGGAGGCATAAAACACAGCCTCCCCTTCTTCAGGACCATACTGCTCTTTCATAGAACGCATTATTTTTTTACCTTTTTTAGTTAAAGGCATAGCGTTACACCTTCATTAATTTGTAACCTTTGTCTTTAGCTGCGGAACGTATTTGGGCTAAAGTCATTCCTGTTGCTCCACCCTTGGCATAACCTTTTTTCATTTTACCGCCACGAGCCATGCCTTTCTTTTTCATCATAGCCATCTTACCGCCTTTAGCCATACCTGGCTTTTTCTTCATGGTCATGCCACCTTTAGCCATCTTCTTTGGCTTCATAGCTCCACCACGAGCCATACCTTTTTTCTTTTTATTTCCGTGAATTGCCATAGCAACTACTCCTTATCACTGTATAGATTGTTAAACACTCGTTGCGTATCCCAAACGTATTCTACGTCTTGCTTAGAGTGAAATATGTTTTGGTTTGGCCTAAAGTCAGGAGCACCTTTTCCTGTTTCAAACCAAGCGGGGTGAGTTACTCTCACTCTATTATTGGGCAACGCAACTATGTTACCAGTGTATTCTCCTGCATCTAACAACTCTAATACGTGTGATTGTTTATGTTGGGCAGGATCATCTGCTACTTCGCTATCTGTATAATCAACTGTAAAATAATACTTGCAAGGATAAAACTCATTATCAATCTTTGCTATCCAAGGCGCTGGGGTTGCTCTGTTAAGTACATAAACAGAGTGATGATGTGACATACAATCCCAAGGTTGAGCCATGTACGGTGGTAATTCAGTAGGCCACTCTTCTAACGGTGTATCAGCTACAAGGGCAGTAAGGGGCATTCTAGCCCACATAGCTCCTCCGTGAACGTTGAGGTCTTCCTCTGATCCATCGAACTCGCATCCTGTAAATATAACTTGGAAGCTTAGAGTCCTGTTTGGCATCGTTGTTACTGCTATCACCATGCAGTGGAGAAACTCTCCGTGATATTCTTCTAAGTTCTTTGTGTATTCTCTTCTTACCCACGCTTTAAAATATGGTATGTTACTTTGAAGATACGCCATCTTTTTCCTTTCGCAATCTTTCTTTAGCTTTTTTAGCTATCTGAACAACTTCAGTCTTACCCATTACTTTAGCACGTTGCTCCATAACTGTCAAGATCTGAATTTTTCTTGCAAAAGGTTTTCCTGATTTTCGTACTCTTGCAACAGTTTCCCTTGCATCCTTTGCTGTTGCAAACTTTATAGGCACAGTATCTTTAGGGTTCTCATCTGTGTACAGCCTACGCCCTGAACCTTTTGGTTTTTTACCTGTGCCTACTTTAGGATCTTTTTTCTTTTTAGTCATGCTACTACAAAATCTACTATCTGACCAGTAGGAGCACGCAGCTTATTAGGATCTGGATAGTAAGCAAACTTTTGATTAACTAACTTAAGATCCTCTACTGGTGTATTAGGAGTTATTCTAGTTGGT